CCTGAACCCCATACACTTACATCTGAATAAACAATTACTGGAGTGGCTTCACATACATTTGTTGTGGTAGTTCCCAATTTAACACTATAAGAATAAGTTGTAGCTGGTGTATCTATATAATTGATATTGTAAGATGTTTTAGGTATTGTATTAAACTCACCAGACATACCGTTTAATACTGTAATGGTTGTGTTGTAAGCTCCTCCTAGTGGAACATTTGTTAATGTGAAATCAAGGTCATAAATAGAGTTATTGTTAATAACCAACTTGCCTGTATTAGCATCATCTAACCAATTGAATCCATTATTGTTCTGTGGTTGAGAAAACTGTGCTGTGTATAGTACAAATTCAGCATCGGTATTGTCAATAAATCTAAAGTCTACAACAGGGAAAGAGCTATTTGTTGTTAATGGTGCAGAAGATGAATTTTCGATACTGAACAACGATGCTATATAATCGGTAGAATCACTATTAGATAACGCTACAATGTCATAAACGACTCCGCCAACGGCAGTAAAGTTATAGCTAGCTAAGTCTGGTTCTAATGGGTCAGTCTTTAATCCACTATTATAAATTTCTGTACTATCGGCTTCAATAACAAGTGAAGCACTAGAACCTGCTGGCCAAGGATATCCTGTAACGCTATGAGCTATTCCGATAGTTACAGAATCGCCTTCGAATACTGGAGTTATAAGACCTGTACTTGTAGGATAAATATTGCCTACATTAATTCCATTAACAACTGGAACAAGTATTAAATCTACATGAGGGTCTGCATCTTTAGTTAATGAGTAGTTTACTGTAATTGGCAAGGCCTCTCTAGTTAGTATCGAGTAAGTATCGGAATAAGTTCCTACTGTTAGTGTAGCTTCAACCGAAGTTTCGTAAGACGCTGATGATGTTCTTCTAACTTGAGCAGTTTGGTCATTAGATATAGTTCCTGCTGTTGAAACCCAAGTTCCACCATCTATTCTGTACTCTCCACCAACGATTGATATAGGAACAAGTCCTGTAATGCCTGTTATTGTAACAATATTTGAACTATATAATGTACTTATTTCAGCTTCCGTTACATCAGTAAATACAAATGCGTCTGGATTTTCATCTTTAGTTGTTATGCTAAATATCGAAGATACAGAACCTACTGTAAGCGTAGTAGATAAAGTCGTGTCCTCTATTGCAGACGATGTTAATCTAACTAAAACATTTGAGTCTGGATTTACGAATCCTGATACGTTTGTCCATGCTTCTTCATTGATTTGGTATTCTCCGCCACCCGAAATGCTTATTGGAGCAGGTATATTATTGCCTATAATCAATACAGGATTAGATTCGTACAATGTGCTGTAATTCGCACCCATAATAGTATTCAAATCAAATAGATTAGGGTTTGAGTTACCCTCCTCAATCGTAAGACATACTTTTTTTGTTGTAGCAGAACCACCACTTGGTGTAAATGTAAACGTAAAGTTGTCTGCTCCTGTTTCGCCAAAATCTGGAGTGTAAGTAGCTATGCCTGTTGTTGAATTGTAGACAGCTTCACCCTTTGTTCCGTTTGTAGTAATAACTATTCCAGAAGCAGGTATAGTATAGGTGTCTTCTAATTGCCAATTTAATGAGATAAAAGGAACAGCAACCAATATATCGCCTTCTGTTTCTGTACTTAATAAATATTCGTTGTTAAATATATCGTAGTAGCCTATTAGTTTCTTTCCTGCTTCGTATGATTGTTGCAGTACTCTTTTAAAGTATTTACTCATCTTGCCTGATATAACATCAACACCATCAAGGCCTGCGCGTATAGGCTCACTTCTGAAAGGGTCTACAAAGTAAATATTATTGTTCCACTCTGCATAGCTTTCTTTAGCATTGCCCATTCCGATATTCTTTCCGTTGTATCTAATAAAGTTAAATAGCTTAAACGATAGCGCATACTGCGAGCTGCCAGATTGGTCTTCAACTAAAGTTTGTGATACAGGGATATACCCTACCTTTAACTCTTGAAGACAAACAAGCACATTGTTTCTTTGACGAATCTTACGAATCCATCCGTAATTTGATGAACTTTCACCATCTGCATCTCCATAGACGTTTTCTGGGTAGAACTTAATTAATCCGTTTGTTTTTGACCCTCTCTGAAATACATCGGAGTATCTAATTACGCCTTTCTGTTCTAGCCTTCCTACTTCATCGGTATATGTTCTTGGCTTTCCGTAAGAAGTAAATTCACTTGCGTAGAAGTCGCTAAAGTTAAAATCCTCGACTATAAGCGTATCTACTTGATTTAAATCTACCGCATTAACCATCTGCCTACTCTTAATATAGACATCTCCTGTTGTAATTGTTCCTGAAGATACGCTATGCTCACCATTTACAATAGGGTAAGATAATCCAATCTCATAGAAAAACTGTTGCGTATATTGTTGTTCGCCATTAACAGAAGCTACTCTTTGCTTGGGAGTATAAAGCTCAAGCATTACATTGTTTCCATCTAGTGTTGATTCTAAAACACTAGACGGCTTTCTTACTTTTAATAAATAATTAATAATAGTAGGGTCTGTTTCATTAACATCAATTGTGAAATCAACAATCTCTACATCTACTTTTTGAAACCAAGTCTTAGTAGATACATCATCACCTATATTGTAATACACAAAAGTACATCTGTCGCCGGGTGTATAATCATAATTTAATACGCTCGATGGGTTCGCTTCGTTAAACTTTAATAATGGATTGATGTTAAACACAAAGTAATTTGTATTTGATAATCCAGCATCAATTTTGCCTTGAACCCATAGCGTAGTTTGATGTGTATTGTTTTCAGATAAACCCCACCCATAATACGCTGCATCTGCTGGAGGAGTATGATTTATTTGCCAACTAACCATTGACGCTAATCCTTCTATTTGTGAATAGGAGGGAGTTTTTATAATGTATCTATCATCGGTACATATTGGAAAGTATCTTCCCCACGCATCCTTATACCATAAAAAAGCTTGATAGCTTGAGTTTGACTTTAATGTAGGCCTGCTTACAGAAGCTCCTGTACCTGCCGCTGCCAAACTTACACTAACAGAAAGAGTTTGTTCTACTTTCCCATCAGGCGTTTCGTTTTGCCTTCTTGTAGAGTAGCTTAAAATAACGGTTAATCCAAAAACACTTACCGAAGTAGGGTACGGCATTGTTGCGGCAAAAGAACGAACAGCTGCCTCTGTATTGCCATCTTGCCCAGCAGGTACATCGTAAGTCATTGTTTCATATACCACACCATTTAAATTGGCGGTTACAATCCTAAATTGGTCTCCTTCTTTAGCTATTCCTTTATAATAAACAGTAGCTCTTCTGTATGATGTGCCACTTACTCTGTATTGTGACCAATTTTCCACGCGCAAAACTATGCTAGGGTCGATAGGAACAATACTAATATTGGGATTGTATGTAACGGCTTCTACTAAAACATCTGTGACAGGTCTAGGATAACCAGAAGTTATACCTCCCAATGCCAACTGATTACCGTTTACATTTTCCAATGTTTCACACTTTAAAGGAACATAGTCATACGGAATATCGGTTATTAAGGGGTCTTCATTAATATAAAGTCCATCATTGTAAAAACAAAAACTATATATGTTTGTTACAGGATTATAAACCTCACGAATCTCCCCTTCAAAACTTATAACCGCATCTGGCAAAGCCAATATTGCATCTCTTGATATGTTTTTTATAGAGAAAAAGTCTTCCGTACCTATTCTTGAAATAATATTTAGTGTTTTAACCCTATTTGTTCCAATATTTACATGGACAATAAGCACGTTGTTTGTTATAACACTTGTACCTATTGCTGGAGTATCTTCATTTTCAGGAACTTCCCTCTTACTCATAATTGAGAAAGAGCTATATTCATCATCCAAATAAATATACTGATACATGAATTGGAATAGCCTTTCCTTTAATAAGTTCGCACCTCTAGTTGTATCACTTCTGTATTCTACTAATGGAGGAGTCATTGGCTGACCCTTAATTAAAAGCATGTCGTCTTGAGTCAATACTCCGTAACCGCCTGCTTCTAATCGTTCTGCATTAATTAAACATGGTTGGTAATTACCATCTGTCCACGCCAAAAAGTTGTCATTAATAAGCTTAATATCATTTACATAATACTGTGGATTTAATGGCAAGATATCATCTGAATCGCTATTGGTTAAGTTCTCAAAAATATTCTTTTGAGTATTTGTATCGTATTCTAACTTAGTTATTAAGTTTTTATTCTGCGAGTTGTATATAAATGAATAAGCATTTCGTGTAACCTCAAATCCAGCAGCACCAATAGACTTGTTTAAGCCTAAAGGTCTTGTTCCTGTTATTAATACATTGGATTCAATATTGGTAGCCAAGCCTTCTTCTCCTTCGGAAGTTCCCATAACACGTAAGTTATACGCTTCTACATGGTCGTTCTGGGGAATAAACTCAATGGCATCGTCTTGATTCATGCCACCTTGACGAAATAACTTTATGTTTTCTGGCATAATATGTTAAGCTCTTGCAGTAAGTCCTGTTAAACTTCTCTTTTTTGACGTAAACTCGGAAGCGTATGCTTTATTGATACGCATCTTTGCTAAACGCATTTCTCTGTAATATTCGGTTTTGTATTCTCTTACCTGACCCGCACTAAACTTTTTAACCATGTCCGTAGAGCTTTTCCAACGGATGTAGCACATAAAAGCTTCTTCAGCCCTTGCATCAATCTGATAATCATCCGCAGTTTCATCATATCCATCTGATAAGTATTCAAAAAGTATTTCTTCGTATTTATTTTTAGGGTTTAACAAGATAACTCCTGCTCCCTCATCAATGTCAAAGTCACATATCTGCGCTGTGCCGCTATTTAATCCAAATAGGGTATAAGATGTACCGCCCCACCAATAATTACTGTAAAGGTACGGATAAGGAAGCGGAGCAACGTAGTTTCCTATCGTTGTTAATTCTGGTACGCCATCATTTCTATCTTCTTGGTTTTGGTATATCGCGTGGTACTGTGAAAGCTGTTCATTTTTAGTGAACGTAATAATCTCTCCACGCTCATTGATAATACCCATCTTCGAGTAAGTCAAGTAATCTACTGGCAATAAGACTGTATTGTTTGGTCTTACTGGCAATAGCGATGTCTTCATCTGCCCTGTAATGTCCAAATTAAAGGCACGAGAACCACGCACGCCAATATTGTATAAACGCCTAAACTGATGCGAACTTTGGTCTGCACTATCTAAAAATTGAGCTACTAACTGCCTTAATCCTATCGTTGCCATGTCTATTGTATGGTTGGTAAGTCACGAGCATCATTCATTACGTCTTCTGGTAATCCTTTTGATGCTCTTAACATTTGAAATATTTTACCTATAATTTCACTCTCGGAACTCTTTGGTACGTTCAATTCTGCATCTAACAAATCTCCTGTACTGCTTATCGCTCCTATCATTGTGATATTCACAGCATTAAACATGTACTCTTGGATATTATCGTAATACAATTTACCATCTTCAATGTAAGCTAAAATAAAGCCTTTTACGGCAGGTAACATATCCTGCATGAACTTATCCTTATTCTTCATTAAAACTATCTGTCTGCGTCTTCCCTGTATTCCTAGAGGAGTAATATTTACTATCTCTTGATTATTAGGTAAAGCAGCAGGTATTTGTGGTAGCGTAGAATAATTTTGTTTAAGTACCGAATCATACGCAACATTAACATTCTTAAATGTAGAAGTAAATGTATCATTCGCATAAGTCGTTTCTCCGTTATTACTATTTTCAAACGCATTCTTTCTTGCTTGAAATGCCACCTCTTGTGCTACAAGCTCCGCAATGTAACGTAACGAAAACGCTGCATCATCCGAAGGGATTCCGCCATAAAGCATAGTCCTAATCTGTTCGCTTATTTTCTGATAGGTCATTATTTCGCTTGTTGAGTTTCTAACTGTGAGAACTGTTGCAACATTCCATCTCTCATATTTTGAGCAATGTCTTGTAATGCAAGGTAAATGATGTTATCAATATCTAAGTCACTCCACTCTGGTTGAACAGAGGTTGCTGAATTATAAACAGGTCTGCTACTTACTAATGTATATCCCCAAACACTTGTTGTAGGCTCTCTTAGGTAAATCAACTTAACTCCTGTAACATCTATTGGGTAAAACTGAAGTAAATCATCGTACTCCGAATAAATAGGAAACTTTGCAGTTGGCATTTCTATCTTAGAAGATAAGTTATTAGCTAGCCTATCTTTCTCTACCCTTTTTACAGGATATTGAACACCAGCAACATCAACAGTAATAGCGTCTACGTGAAACAAATTAACAGGGGTTGTATAAGTTCCTGTTCCTGTCAATGTAACCGCTATCGGATTTGTAAAAAACTTGCTTAAAGCATCCGAAATACGCTGCGTCTTATAATATTGAGCGTATAAAGAATTAAAGTATTTAATTTCTGCACGAGGAAAAATCAAGTTAAAGTCATTAGGAGAAATGTTCCCTAAAAACCCGCTTTTATTTGCTCTATACTGAACAAGTTTGTATATTTCGTTGATGTCTGCCATTGACTTGTTTTGACTTAAACAAATGTAACTCAAAAAAACAATACTTTTTTAAATCAAAAAACCCCACACCTTTCGATGTGGGGTAAAAACAAAGAGAGAATTTGGACAGAATCCTCCTTTTGCTATTTTAAAGCTTAGATAGTTGCTCAAACAATTCAAGAATGCCAGACTCCTTATTAACTGCTCTTTCGGCCAGTTGGTCTGCAACATCTGAATTTGGAGCTATACTAGTAATCTCCGCTTTACTTTCCGCCCAAACAAGCTTTCCGCTATTCTTGTTTACGGCAATAATATCATTCTTTATAGCTTCCCTAAAAGAATACTGATATTTATTTTTAGGATTAACAAAATGCTTTATAAAGTAAGCAGGGTTAGACTTGGCAGCTACAATGAAGTCTTTTCTTACTCCAGCTTCGCTTTGCTCTAAACTGATACCTAATACACTTGCAAACTCATACATTTCTTTTGTAGAAGCATTTCTTGCTGCACTTTCAGAGTTCCAAGCTAAGTCTAAATTATCTTGAGTACTCTTTAAGATAGCTTCAGGATTTAATAAACGATAAACAGGAGGAATGCTTTTAAGCTTCTTCTTCTTGCCTTCATACATATCCTGAATCATTAAGGCAGCCATCTTTGACTTCTCAATTCCTCTAACAGATAATCTTCCGTTCTTAAACTCTAATTGATTGTCATCACTAGCAAGAAGTGAACCTTCCTCTTCTTTTGACAAATCTCTTTGCTCATCAATCCAAATAGATTCTTCTGTATTAATAAACCTCCATGCTCTTTGACGATTTTCTTCTTCATCCCAAGCAAGGCCACTATTAGGAATAGCAAATGTTGGAGGATAAACTGTATCACTCTTACCAACACTCTTTTCGCTATTTCTTCCTGTAATAACAACAATCTCTGGCTTATAAAGCTCATGAGTTTTAACTAGCTCGAAGTTGAAAACCTTTTCTAAATCGTCTATGCTATACTCTGCTCTTTTGCCAAAGTTTTCAATGTCGGCAGCACTCTTTCTCCCAAAGTTTGGATTGCCTTTTTTCTTTTCAATTAACTGTTCCATTTTTCTCTTTTGTTTTTAATTTAATTTTACTGCATACTTATTTTGTATATTTTTTTCTTTTATAAAATTAAGATATGCTTTACTTGCATCTTCTTCATTATTAAAAGAACCTATATGAATAACCTTTCCTTTGTAATAAGAAAAAGATTTCCAATATTTTTTGCCCTTGTATTCTGAATAAGAAACACCTGCGCACTTAGACTTTTTTTTTGAGTTTTTAATTTCTCTATGGGTAGTATTTTCTCTTGAAGTAACCCATTCAAGATTTCCAACAACATTATTTATTTTGCTTCCGTCTATGTGATTAACTTGAGGAAGGTTTTCTTTGTTTTCAATAAAAGCATCGGCTATCAACCTGTGAACCTTTACCATCTTTCCTTTGCCATCTTTCCATAATCCACAACATATATAACCTCTTGTTATAGATGTTTTAAGGATACCTCCTTGTGTAGTATTCCTTGGCAAACTTTTTACGTTTCCTGCATTACTGACTTCATACAAGCCTTCATACCCTTTTACTTTTTTCCATGTTTCCATAAGGCAAACATATAAAATAAATCGGATAACCAATACATGGCTACCCGATTTATTAAAAAAAAATACTAGGACTTTTTAAGCAAAACGTATTGATTCGCAGCAAATACCTGTACTCCGTAATATGCTTGTTGGAATACATCTAACTCCAATTTGGTAGTTTTACCATTAGGTGAAAGACCTCCAGTTTCGCCAATTACAACCTTGCCAAATCCAGGGATGTTTTGGTAACGTACACAGAAATTAGGAACAATGTTCTTAGTTTTTGCATCAGTACCAGTACCTTTTGGAATTAACAAACCGAAGTTGTCACGAGTTGTTCCTGCCACGTTGTTACCATAGAAGGCAGCTTGTGAGAAAGGAAGGTAACGAGTGAAGTTGTACTTACGGTGGTATGGAGTGAATGACTTAAATCCTCTCGCAAGGTCTAAATTATCCATGCTTCCAGATTGAGCGTACAAGATAGCACCATTGTTGAAATCGTTACCCAAAGCATTTTGGATTTCGATACTCTGGTTTGTATCAGACAACCAATCGTACTCACCCGGCCCACCTTGACTATCAATTTGACGCTCGATTTGAGCAAAAGTAGTCTGCGCACCCATTGTAGAGTAGTATTGAGTTGTACCGTTTGCCTGTACTTGCTGAATAACACCAGCAGAACCTGACTCATTGTAACCCAAGTTATCAGTTAGGTTTGAATCCATAAGAGCAACTTCTTTTTGAAGCATCATCTCATAGTTGTCATCCTTTAACTGCTTGTACTTGTAGAAACGCTGACCATCAATCTCAAAGTCAATTCTTTCAGCCATTGATAAATCAGTGAACTTGCTATCCTTACGGATTTGAGTACAATAGTTAGTATACTTGTCGATGTTACGAACTTCCGTACCTGTGTAATCAGAAGCCTCACCTAAGTACTTATAACCTCTGTTCTGTAATACATCACCTGCAAGAGTTGAAGAATTATCAGTAGAAACTACTGGAGTCAATACAAACGTGTGAGCGTATGGAGTGGTCTTGTTTGGAACAGCACTTACACGAGATTCAACTCCTGTACGAGCGTTGTAGAAAATTTGACCTTCGTTTGGTAATGAACGAGTTCCAGAAGCAGAATAAGCTCCAGCTGCAACAGTAATAGTTGCAGGCGCACCAGCAGAAACAGAAACCGCAGCTGATGACTGTACGAAGCCCATTGCACGACCTGCTTGCTCATACCAATAGAATAATTTGTTATCAGTAGGCATTTCATTACCTGCTAATTCGTTCATCATTACAATTGGAACGAACTTCCACTTGTCGATGAATTGATTGTACGCGCGTGGTACAATGATGTTAAGCTCACTAATGAGCGTTCCGGCTCTGGTTACGGCCGGGGTGGTAAAACTTGATGGTAAAGCTGACATTTTTTTAAATTTTAAATTTTTCTATTTTTGTTAATTATTCCCCAGCTTCCATTGCTACTTGCCAAAATGGCTTTGATACTTTAAAGTCTGTTGAAGACCTATCATCCATATCAATATTTTTTATATCTCTGGATATTACTTCTTTCCTTGTAGCGGTTTTGATTTGTGTTGCAACAGAACCAATCATCTTACCCTCGTTTTCTAATTTATACACATCCTCGGTAATCTTTAGAATATTAGGGTTTCCTTCTTGGTCAAACCATCCTCGCTTGGATAGATATTCAGAAGCATTGAAGCCTTTCATTGTATTGGTTAAAGCAACCTTTTCCTCATTAGTAATTTTGTAAACGACATCCTCGCCATTTAGCTTATACTTAAAGTCGGAAAGTTTGGGTACTTCGGCCTCTACCATGTCTTCCCAAAGTTGATTTAGTCTAGCTAATTCTTCTGGGTCGTCTTGTGGTTCAACTACTTCTTGGGTTAATTTGGGAAATTCTATGTTTTTCTTTTGTTCATCAAGGACACGTCTAGCTTCTCTAGCATCTCTAGCAAGAATAGTTTCACGCTCCTCAATCGTTTCATTGAACTCCACCGCACTCTGGTACTCATCTGGGTAAATATCTTCGTCTATTTGAGACAAATCTTTTTTACCTGCTAAGTTACCGTACTTTGATTTTAATTCAATAGCAATATCCTTTTCTGTCCAATTTGGATTAGAACGGATAATGTTTTCTTTTACTACATCGTAATCAGACATAGTAGAGTAATCCTTTCTCTTTTCAGATAAGTAATTAAATAATTCGTCTTCCTTACCTGATTGTAGAGCTTCGATAATAGTTCTAGCGTCATCACTCATTTCTGGGTAACGCTCGATTATCTTTTCTACTACTTGTGCTACTGGCTCATCTACCGAAACAACTTCATTAGTATCGTTATCCGTTACTATTTCAGCTCCTTCTGGTAAAACAATTTCAATAGAACTGTCTACTGGTGCGGAATTTTCGATTGTTGGTGTGCTTGACACCTCTGATGGTGTAGATTCAATAGTCTGCTCCTCGAAATTATCGAGTACCGCATCCTCCCATGTTTTGGCTACATTTACTTTTTCACTCATATTGATTTGTCTTTAAATTCTCTTTAGCAAAATTAAACTATAAAAACCAACATTTTTAAACTTACATCATTTGTTCTTCTTCGCCCTGCATCATGCCTTCTTCTGCCATGCCCATTTCTTCTTCGCCCATAGCCATCTGCTCTTCACCCATTCCCATTTCCTCTTGACCCATAGCTTGTTGTTGTTGCATCATCATCTGCTCTTCTTCGGCAGCTTCTTGTTCGGCCATAGCTTGCATTTCTTTTTCTTGCTCGGCTATTTCTTCCATTAACAACTGCTTGTTGGTTTTATCTACAAGACCAATGCCATCAAATATCATTGAAGGTAACTGCTCCATAGTCTTACCCTGCGCAAGTAATGCTTTCATTAACTCAATCTTCATGATACTTGCGTACTTAGTCATTTCCTCAATCTTCATTGATTCTAACTTGTCGTTTTCTCTATCCTTCTCTAAGTCATTCTTTAACTGAATAACTTCCATTTCGCCCTGTGATTTAGCTTGTGCTGCTGCAACTGCCGCTTCTGTATTGGACTGGGAATTTAATTGAGCTTCTTTTATACGTTGCTTTTCACGTTTCTTTTGTCTGGCTGCTAATAAGTACGAAGCATATTTAACATTTGTTTGAGATAGCTCCTCTACTTGTAAAGCATCTTGAAGCGTAATCTCTTTGTTGTTTAATGCAATATTGATACGCTCTTGCAGAATTGCTTGTGCTGTATCATCTAATACCGCTTCAATCTTAACATCAAACTGCGCACGCTCAAAATCATCAGTAGACTCTAATCTAACATATTCAACTTTGTCGTTGCCAAGTGCGGCCATATACCCTTCATAGCCACCTTTCTTGTAAACCAAAATATCCCAACCTAACTGCTGAACTTTCAATGCAGTCGGCTCCATTATATTTAAGTACGCATTGTAGATATAGTTTGAAGCACTTTCTCCCTGCTTTCTAGCATCTTGGAACACCTGCTTACCTACGGCCTGATTGTTTATTTGTCCAGAATCTAACGCATTAGAACCAATAATGGTAACTAACTTCTGATATTCTGCTTGCCACTGACCTTCTAATTGCTGTAACTTGTTTGAGAAGTTTACATTGTTAGGTGTAATAGGAGGCGCTCTACGCTCCTCACCATCATCTCCAACACCCTTGTAATACATATTACCTGTTTGTAGGTAAATTCCGTATAACTGAATAGGAGAAACAATACCTACTCCAGAACCTAAATCAATATCAGAAAGTCCTGCAAAGTCAATGTTTGAACCATCAGGAGCAATCGTAGCAATAATGTTTTGTGTTTTAAGATTTAGCAACTGCATCATCTTAATACTAGGTATCATTGTTTCAATCAATGGTGTATTTACCATCTGATTGTTATTGTACATAAATACTGTGTACGGAGAAAGTATCTCGGTAAGATTCTTCTCTGGCTTAATCATGTTCTTGCTTAAACCCCATTCTAATACTCTGTCTGTATTAATGATGTAAGCACCTGTATAACTCACATAGTAAGGCTTAGATTTCTCATACTCCTTACCAGCTTTAATTTCTTTAGCTGGGTCTAGTACCTCTTTTCCGAATCTATCTAAACTCTTTTCGTAGTTTAAATTATAAAGCGTTTTGTAAGTTAAGTTACATACTTGAACACGATATGAGTCGTAAGGTCTAGCGACTGCATTTAGCCAAACGTATGACCAATTGTAAGTCCATAAAGCATTATTGAATAATCCAGAATGTTCTTTGGCCAAATCATAAAGTTCCTCTTCTGAAAACTTTCCCGGATATTTTAAACGAATGTCGGTAATAGTCATGTAATCGACTTCTCCCTGCCATTCCCAATCCCTCATATCATTCCACTCTGAATAAGAAGTAATGAAATTGTCTGGCTTAACAAACTTTATTTTTATTCTGCCATTAGGGTCAATGTATGACTTGGATATTGCGTAACCGCAGTTTATTAAATCATCAAAAATTCTATCCTTAACAACCTTACTCCATTTATTATCATAGAACACAAGATTGATTAGGTTTTCCATAACAACCTCTTCACGCTCCTTGTAGTTAAAACCAAACTCGATATCTAATTCTTGCTCATCTTCTGGGTCTGTATCTCTAAATTCTTCGAGCTGAACTCCAGAACCTTGTTGCAAAGCCATAATATCTTCCTTATTCTTCATCTTGAATAAGGCTTCATTCTTTGCTTTTTCCTTTTTTGATTGGGTAAATGGGTCGATAGAAAC